TATCCAATCTAACAGCTTGAAAGGTTCGACCAGTCTCTCTACCATGGGAACTTTGGACTTATTAGGGGCTAATTCAAACGCTACTACAACTTATGTCATGAACCAATATCAAGGTAATAACATGAACTTTACCAATCATGGTGGGAATAAGACATTGCTTCAATTTACTAATGCTGCAAGTACACTCACTACTTCGGCAGGTACCAGTGGTGGTAGAAGGCTGTTTAACAACAGTACCAATCTAACTGTGCAGTTTGATGGTACTTTGGACATTGGAGGCACCACAGCAGATAACAGTCTTGTAGGTGGTGTAGGTGATTTTATTTTCAAAGGTTCACTATTTAACACAGCTGCTGCACTCAGAGGTTTAACTAAGTCAGGAACTGGAACAGCAACCTTTCAAGCAGTCAATGCTTACAATGGAGATACTACCATACAAGATGGTACATTTATAGTTGATACTGCTGGTTCTATTGCCTCTAGTGCTGCTGTAGTGTCAGGCGGTACTTTGAGAGTCAAAGGCATTGCAGGTAATGTAGCCGCTAACAGTGGAAGACTAATAGTTGATAGCACTGGAACCATTGGTAATTTTTCCATTGGAGTTACCACTACTGTATCGGTAGATGGTACAACAGGCACAATAACACAAGGAGGAGGCACTTTGGACTTAAGAGGAACTGGCAGTACATTCTCCATGTCTGCAGGAACAGCTACTGTATATAGTGGAGCGTTTCTTGGTAACTCAACTCTCACAGGAGGAAGCTTGCTTAATAGCGGTACAGTAGGCGATACAACTATTGCTACAGGCAGTACGTTTGATGTGAAGACAGGTGGTACCTCTTCTCAGGCTACTGTTAATGGCGGTACCTTGTTGGTATCAGGATCTGTGGCACAAACTGTTGTTAATTCTGGTACAGCCACAGTAAATTCTGGTGGCAATTCTGGTACTACAACTGTTAATGGCAGCATATTGGATGTGTATGGAAGAACTGGTGTATCCACAGTTAATACAGGTGGCACACTCAATGTAAAAACGGGTGGCAGCCTCTTGGGTACAAGCACTGTAGGAGGTGGCACATTGCTAGTAGATGGAACTGCTGGTACAGTTATAGTTAACTCTGGAACTGCTACAGTAAATGCAGGGGGTTCCATTGGTAGCACTACAGTTAACAGTGGTCTGCTAGCTGTGAATGGATCTGCAGGAGACATATTAGTTAATACAGGTGGTACTTTTGGTGGTTCTGGTAGCGTGCAAGGCCTAACACTCAATGGTGGTACTGTGGCCCCAGGCAACAGCCCGGGTCTGCTAACTGCCTATGAGTTGAATGGAAGCAATGGAACATTCCAATTCCAGTTAGGTGCACCTACCACCAGAGGGGTAACATATGATGCTATCAATGTAACTAGCCTATTAACATTAGGTGCCAATACAGCATGGACATTTGAAACCTTAGACAATTATGCATATGTAGATGGTAACACATATGACTTGTTTGATTGGGGTACAGCTGACATGAGCACATTTGATGTAGCAGTATTACAAGCAGCTCTACCTGATCTCAACACTGCCAGTACAGATCTGAAATGGAATGTTAGTAACTTTACTTTGGACGGTACAGTAGGTGTTATTCCTGAACCTTCTACCGGTTCACTCATGGTGTTTGGTATTGTTAGCTTGATAACACTCAAAGCTATAAGGAGAAGAAAATGCCAACACCAAATACATTCCTAAGACATTTAAGACTATTAAGACTTACACATTTTGGCTTTACATTAGTTGAAATGGCAGTTGTAATAGTTATAATGGGATTATTAATGGCCATTTTATTTCCAGGGTATGCTGCTGTTAAACGCAAGTCATCTCAAGCTGCTTGTGCATCCAACATGAAACAAGTAGGCACATCAATTGTGTTGTTTGCAGCAGAAAATGATGGATGGCTCCCTCCAGGTCCTTCTGGTCAAACAATTAATTCGTTTATTAGCGATTCTAGATTTGGTAGCGATACATCAAATGTTGTAGATACATCTAATCTGGAGTATTATCTTACAAATTATATATCAACTAAATCTCTAGGGAAAAAAAAGAGAAAAGGCAATCCTGTCTTTTCATGCCCAGCTCATGGTGAAAAGCGACCTTTGATTTGGAAGAGAGGATCTTGTTTTGGTGGAGCAGGAGGGCAATATGGTACACAAAATTCAGAAAAATTAATTGCAGTAGATACAAATGATTATTTTTTAGTTGACTTCACTAAAGCTTTCACCAATCATTCTGGTGCATCTTTAGATAGAACAATGAAAAATCCACATGGCGTAACCAGAAACTTATTAAGAACAGATGGTAGCGTGACAACAGAACTGGATAACAAGGCAAGGTAATGGAGTATGTGTCTATATCACAAGCTATTAAGGCTGCTGCAGATCTTAATACGCCTTCCACTGAGTATCTTAATAATTTCTTGCCTGCTTATAGAAAGTACCATAAGAGGCAGAATGTCAGAAGAGCAGTTTGCAAAATTGGTTCAGGTCTTGCAGTCTTTGTAGTTGCATGTCTCTGTTATTCATCTATAAATAATAGTAACAAGCTGGATATTAATACAGCTTCAGGAGGCGAAATGGCACAAAACAATACACATGGCAAACAAGTGGTATTTGAAGGGGATGTAAGAGAAGTTACAGACTTTATAAGAAAACATGTCAAAGAAAAAACTCAAACCATAGGCTTAAAAGAACATTTTGATGCAGATGTTTGGGGAGTGTATGTAGAGGGTGAAGAGAAGTTTAGGTTTTATTATCAATGTCTAGGCCATGGGAGGTACTCAGTCTTTGTTATCAATGATTAGAATTGAACTATTCATTTGCACTTTCTTCACTGCAATAGCCTTGTGGATGCTAAGTCTTTACTTTAAAGATAACACAATTGACGACAAAATGCGCATGGCATTAAATGAAGAGAAGAGTAAAGCAGAAGATTTATATTATAATGAATTGGCGGTCAACCATCCTCTTGTTATTATGAATACCAATAGCTCTCTTATTCAGTTAAAAAAGAAAACAAATAAACTTGTTTTCAAATGAATAATTTTATTCCATATGTAGTTGGATTGTGCCTTGCAGGTAGCATTTTTTATACAGTTTATAGCCCTCATTCATCCATGGTAAAGCAACATATAGACTCATATGGCATGGATTTTGAATACGTGACACCTGAAGGTTCTTGTTTTACACAAAATATAGAACCCATTGGTCATGATAGCCACAAATACATTTTAAGCTTGGGCAAACCTGCAAAACCTACAAATACAGAAGAGCCTTTGTATGTGATGGTCGGGTATACCATGAAACAAGTAAGAGTTAGATACAGATCTAATGCATTAACATCTAATAATCTATAATATGCCATTCAATTTTTTAGACAAAGACAAGTGCAAAAGAAGCTACTATTATCAGGTGGCCGATATTTGGCATAGATTAAGTAGTGATCATCCCATAAAGCAGGTTTTAACGTCTCTAATATTCATTGGCATACTAGGCTTAATAATTCATTTTATTTTTAAACTCTTTTCTAATGATTTTTAGTTTCAACTGTCTAATACTATATGAAAACGTTAATTTGCTTAGCCTTAATAGCAGTAGCAAGTCATAGTGCATCTGCTACCACAGTATCCTTCTTAAAGAATAGCGTATATAGAATAGACAATACAAACAAAGTCACAGCTGTATTAAATGATAAGGTAGAATCTAATACACAAGTAGGTACTGGTGAGCAGAGCATGTGTGAATTATCATTAGATGATAAGTCAGTAACACGCGTTGGAGCTAATGCTGTCTTCTCATTTGTAGAACAAGAGCGTTTGGTTAAATGCGACGAAGGAACATTTCTGGTTTCTAAAGATCCTGTAACAGAAACTATGACAGTTACCACCGGTAGTGTTACTGCTGCTGTTAATGGCAGTACTGTAATGTTTGATGTTAGAGGAGATGCAACACATGTTGCTGTGGCCGAAACAACTACTGGAGTTGTTGTGACAGATAAGAATGGTAAATCTGTCACATTGCAATCTGGTGAAGGTATCTCTGCAACACCTGCAGGCATGGCATCTGCCACTCCCAGATCTGTGGACGTTAAAGATCTAACATCTTCACCTCTGTTTACAGAAGCAGGGTTGGCTCCTCTGGCTAATAATGCTTTAATTAAAGGTGTTGTAAGCGCTCAAGAATCTGCAAAAGCTGCAGGCATATCTTTTACAAGTGAAATTAATGATGTGGTAGCTGGTAGAATTGATAGCGCTACTGCTTTGGCTAGAGCAGGAGGTATGGATGTACCTGGTGTTGATGTACCTGATATTGATACTGCTGCAGGAGGTGAAGCTGCAGGTAATAATGCACCAGCGGGTAGTGGGGCAGGAGCAATTTCTGGATCGCAACAGTTTAATCCTTTAATGAACCCTAATCTTGTTCCTCCAGTTAACTCCAAACCCAACCCATTTGAAGCTACTCCCATTTAAGCTTAACTCAACTTAATTACACACATTTGCATAAGTAATATTACCAGACAGGCTTTTATCGCACAAATTGAATTAACAACAGCCAGCCCAGCAACCATTGCAGGCATAAGAAATGCATTGAGTGCTGCTCCTATTGGAGTGCCAGTGACCAGTCAATATTTTGTTGATGCCAACAGAACTGATGATTACACACAAGATGGCAACATACTAACACCATACAAAACATTGAGTGCAGCATATGCAGCTGCAAAAATTGGAGCTGCCATGCTCAATCCCAAGTACATCAACTTGCTCAGTAGCATCACAGAAAATCTCACCATGGACACAGGTTATGTAGGGTTGCAAGGGTTCACCAATTCTGGTGTAAGAGCTCCATTGTATTTGAATGGTACCATCACCATTGCTCCTACTGCAGGCTTAATCACTGACAATTTTTTTGGCATCACAAATTTGGCCATTCTCAAGCCTGAAGTGACCAGTGGCAATTGCATTGATGTGCTGGGTGGTGCTGTTCCCTTGAGAGTATTTTTAGAATCAGTCTGGTTGCAAAATGGAAGCCCCGGTTCTTTTGGAGTAAACATTAATAACACAGGAGCATCAAGTGTCGTCAATGGGCAGCTGAATCAATTCAGTCCTTTTGCTACAGGCGGAGGAATTCAGGTAATTAATGGCATTTGCAACATGGTGGATTGTGATTCAACAGGAGGTTCTGCTTCCTGTGACAGCATGTTTGCTGCAGCTAGTGGAGGCAAATTAAACTTCGCTCGGTGTCAGCTGGAGGGCAATGCAACACACATGATCAAATGTTCAGGGGGTGATTATGGTACTTCTGGTTATAATATCACGCTCGGCCAAACTTTGTTAACCAACAATCGCTCCACTGGACATGGAATAACTTTGTCTGCAGGTTCTCTTGCATCCATTGGCACCTGTGGACTCAACATTCTCACTGGATCTGGTGCCAAAGCCATCAACGGAGTGGCTTCAGCAAATCTGGCTACTTTTCCATATTCACTGGTTCTGTTTGATAGTGTGACTTTCGTGAATGCCGCCGGCATTATTGCCCGGAATACTACTGTTACCACCAACAAAGCAGCATACTCGGTGATGAGTTAAACATTGTAAGTCAAATTATCACCTTCAAAGGTGATGTCTTCATTCAAAAAAGTCAATTCATTTGCATAACTAAATTGAACTCCACCACCATCATATCCTCCTGTGGCATTGTCTGCTGAATGTGCATGCAGCATGTTTTCTTCTTCAAGCATGCGCTCATAAATGATCTTTTTTTGCAGTTGCCTTTTATTGCATGCAATCACAACAGGTTGCACAGGCCTCTTGTCATGTTGCTGCAATGCATGCACATACATGTTCATATGTTATTATTTAAGCTTGACACATCAGATAAAGCCTGCATAATGACAGGATGCAGCTAATCAGTGAAGCTTGAAGGCACAGACCAATCATCCACAACAAAGCTTCTTTTAATTTTATACCGATAGCATTTTTCAATAAACTCTGTACACATTCTCTCATATTGACTTCTGGCAGTAGCCTTGCCCACAAGCATGGTACCCCATACTGGATCATATATCCATAATTTGTTTTTATATTCAAATATGGACACTGCATGTCCAAATATCTGCTTGTTATTAGTATCATCTCCCAGGTAGTAAGTGAATCCATATATTGATGAATATGCTTCAACATCACTCTTTAAAACTAAGCTTGCACGTGAAGAATGTATCAGTGCTTCAATAAAACAAGAATTGGGTAGATCTGTATAAAACTTAGAAGATGTACCATATACACGTTTACCTTCTAATATACCGAAAATAAAAGTAACATAGGTTATAGCACTAAAAACACCCAGTAAAACAAGTGGTTTAATTAATCTCTTACAGAAGCTATACAAGCTTTTCGTATGATATTACTTAGGCAATATATTTACGAAGATTGTCGTTTCTATTGGTCCAGCCCTTCAAGAACTTCTTCAAAGGTGGCTTATTTGCTGCTAAATTTTCGTAAAATATTTGACGTTGATCAATGACTTTAAAGGCGAGCTTATAGGCGTCTGCACTATAGACTGCTGCTAGCGTTTTCGGTCCAACGATGCCATCTGGCTCTGTTCCCACAGCACGTTGAAGAAACTTATTTGATTGCTTTGCTCCAGTGTTCACACAGCAATCAAAATACACTTCACCAACCGGTTTATCATATTGTTCACAATTAAATCTAACCCAATACTCTGTAAAATAGATATCTTTTGCTTCTTCAATAGTAAGTTCTTTAATATTCACATCTGGATGGCTTCTCTTGTCAATACCATAATTGGTCTCGCCACCTGGGTCAACAGGGTCATTAGTATACCCACCTTCAGCATCCAATACAAATTTAATTATCCAATCAAAACGATTGTTCATTTGTCAAAGGAGCTTTCATCAAATTTTGTTTTTGATGCATCTTCTGCTGCTTGCATTGTTGGGGCATTTGGATATTTTGTGGGTTCAGATTTATACCCAGATACAGGTGAGCAACCTGACACAACAAGTAACACAAGCCCCAGTATAATTTTGTTCATTTGATCAGATCTTTTGTCTTGTCCCAAATAGAATCAGGCTCCTTACCATCTTTACGCCACGAGTTTAATATGGCATAATATACCAAGTGTTGCTGATCTATGATATAAAGCTTGTTGTTTAGCTTGTCAGTGAATTCTGTGACGCCATCGTTTTCATTTAATTCAACACCTTTAAAAGATTTGAATCTTACCTTATACGCTTTAATAAGCGTGTTGTAGCGGAGCAGACCAAAAGGAGTAATGAGACCCCGGCCGTCGTCAGTAAAGCCAATGAAGCCAGAGTTTTGTACATCGTATCCAGAGGGTGTTGTTGCATCATAAGAGGCTATCTCATCCTTTACTTTATCTGGTGTAACTGTTGTACACGAGCATAGTAACAGACTACTCAGAGAGAATATCGCGAATTTTCTTAACATTTTTATCCTTTACTGCTCTTTCAATCTCATCATTGAAGTCAGCTTCTTTTTGTTGCAATTGAGCTTTCTTCATCTCTGGTGTATTCTTTGCACCAAACACATTGTTAATAGCTTGAAATATCCCGGAGATCGCACCAATTATTGCTTCAGCTATTCCAGGCATCTTAGTTTACGTATTCTTCTGTAGCCGTCCTGCATCCCTTGGCAATTGCATTAAGAACATCGATACCAAGTTTTGCGTCACCATTGAGCCTGGCGAATTGTGCTGCATAAATATCTTTAACCGCTACAATATATTTTGCCCAGTGTGCTTTATCTGCAGGCAAATAATCTGACAAAGCTTTTTGCAATTGATCTGGTGTGGGTGTTGATCCCTGCGTAAGAGCTTCAACTACTGTAGCAACATGGTTAATTAATTTAGCTTTTTCGACTTTATCGTCGGGTGAGAGAGCCTGCTCAAGTACAACAGTACATGTGAGTGTAACTGCAGGAGCGATATATGGTAGCGCTGCTTCAACACCGGATCTAGGATCAACAGTGCCACCCGTGGAATTGCCTCCATTATTAGTTGTAGCACAACTCGTCAACAAGATTGGAATTAAGATAAAAGGTAGTAATTTCTTCATACTGCTATTTAGTACTTTCCTCTTGCAGTTCAACTTTTTTACTATGCCTTCTCTCCTGTGACGTGCGACTGATGGATTGATCAACAAAGGCTCGAACAGCGATAACACCCTGAAAAATACTATTTGCAATAATGATTGTTGCCGCAACAGAAGTTATATCTGTAAATGATTTATACTTACCAATTTCTGCAATAAATGGAGGCAGCGATGCTATTAAAAAATAAAGCAAAGCACGGAACCATGCACAATCTTTCATAAAAGTATTTATTCTGTCGTTCATTTTCTATGTTGATTTATAGTACTTATATGTTATTATTAAAAATGAAAGGAGGAATGAAATTTATGTCGATCAATTATAGCAACAAGGATCTTCGCCCTAAGACGTTCTACGTTAAAATGGAACGTTCTCGTAATGGCGAATTTACCGTCAAGCGTGCGCGCGTGTTGGAGCAGAAGAATCAGTATGCTTCCACGATTCGTCGTGTTGATGCCCGTGACCTTACCCGCGCCATTCGTAGGAGCGGATTACAGGTTGCCTAATTCCTCCGCCTGCGACGGTTTCGCAGAAACTAAATACCGAGGTAAAACTCGGTATTTTTTTTGTTTATAAGCCTATATAATACATGGGTGCGGCCAAAACAGCTTCAGGTGCAGGCAAGAGAAACTCTCAAAACAAGAGAAGAGTTTTGTCTGTTAATGGTGAAAATAAAATTGTCACTCCAATATGGTATGGAGGCTCTCGCATAGGTCATGGCAATTACATGGCCGGTCAAGTTGATGGGGTAACTGTAGAAGCTGCAAACGGTCGTCCAATTCCATTCAGACAAATTGGTACTGTAGAATTTGTTTGATTTTATAAGAAGTCTCTATATAATTATTATTAGTTCTATAACAACTGGGGCTGTAATGGTATCGATTGAACAGTGGAGTTCATGAGAGCAAGTACCGGGGCATGCCGGTTTACCAATAGCAATTATATTAAATGCCGAAGATAACTTCGACATGGCTATGAGTCTCGAAGAAGCTGATGCAATTCTTGCAGCAGCAGGCTTTGTAGATGCAGAAGCCGAACTCGAGCTAGTTTAAGCTCGATCGTTCTACTGTAGATTAAAGTTTGTAAAGTAGAGCGTGTTACTAACTTTCGTGTAGTTTGGGTTTTAACAATTAATAAACTACATGTACAAAATTGTTATGAATAAGGGCTTTTTGTTTGGTTTAATCCTTATGAAATCTTAACTGAAATAAACTTGTAGTGCTTGTGAGTGAATCTATTCAAGACGAGAGTTCAATTCTCTCCAGCTCCAGGATTATTAAGCCAATTTTCAATACTTATCTCTGGATTAAACCTCAGCATTTTTTGTATTTTTTGTATGTTTGCTAACGTGGTCTTTGCTTCCCCCGGTCTCTCGGGTATATGCATTGTGTTATTTGATATCATGCCCGCTATTTCATTTACACTATAATTCCTCCCAGTACCCACGTTGAAGACTTGACCTAATATAGGACCTTCGGCCTGCATTCCTAATATATTCGCTTTTACAATATCAGACACGTGTACGTAGTCTCTACGCTGCGTCCCGCTACCAACTATTGTTAGCGGTGTCCCATCTGCTTTCTGACGTAAGAATATACCAACAACAGGTGCATATTGACCAGCAGTTGGCGAACGCTCTCCATAAACATTAAAGTACCTAAAGATTAAAGTATCAAGCTTATATAGCTTTGAGTACATTCTGCATAGCTCTTCACCGCAGAATTTTGTTGCTGAGTATGGGTTCAAGCAATCTATAAGAGCAGTCTCATCTATCGGTACAGTTTCGTTCAGACCATATACTGATGATGTAGATGAATACATGACTCTTTTCACACCATTTAGTCTTGAAGCGTTCAAGATGTTTGCGGTACCAGTTACATTTGTTTTCACTGCATATAGGGGATTAGCTATAGCTGTCTGTATGCGTGATTCTGCTGCTAAATGAAATACATAATCAACATCACGAAACAACGGTTCAATCAAATCATAATCCTGAATGCTATATTTAAAATACAGTGCTTTATTATTAAAATAAAATTGCTCGTTAGAGACTGCTGAACAATCATCTATTACAGTTACATGGTAACCAGTCTCTATGAGTCTGTCGACTATATGACTACCTATAAATCCACATCCACCGGTGACTACTATTTTTTTCATAAACTATCCTTAATTAAATTTTTAAATTTCGTTGTAGACCAACCGGAGGATCTATCGTGATACACAATGGGAATATTTAAATTACCACCAGTAATACGTTGTTCATCATTTATATAATCTGTACCTAAAAATCTCACATCTATTCTCCCTGTACTCAAAATCTTCAACAAATCCTCTTCAGTTTTGTAAGGTACAACCTCATCAACCTGTTCTAGTGAATTAAGTATATTAAACCTTTCTTCTATCGATAGAACTGGCTTGAGTTTATTGGGTCTATACGTTGCATCTTCATGTAACCCTACAATTAGATAATCACAATGCTTCTTTGCAAAATTAAATAACTCAATATAACCAGGGTGGATAACATCAAAACATCCTGCAACAAATCCAGTTTTTTCTACAGGAAAGGTTACGCTGTGTAGAATAGCCTCGTGTGCACATTCAACTAATCCATAATCATTACTATCAACCCAGAAATCTAAATGTGCCGCATCTCCATACAATTGTCTAAGTTTGTTATCAATCTTAAAACCTGTCAATATTATAAATTGTATGCCATGCACAAAGCAATATTTTGCGGCATTAATTATATTAAGAGATTCGCCTGATGAAGAAATCAAAATTACTGTTGACGAAGGAGAGGCAAAATGTTCTAAAAACTTTTCATAAGCATTCTCCATTCCATAATCATTAATATAGCAGGTAAGTCTAGATGCATCGGAAAAAGAAAAACTTTTCTTACCCAAGACCTTTGTATAATCTTGCGATATATGTGAAGCAATTGCGTTGCTACCACCATTGCCCAATATTATAATTTCCTGAGAATTAGCTATTAAAGCTTTGAGCTTCGACAGACTTTTCGTGTCTATTTTCTGCAAGATGTCAATATATTTTGTCATATATGTTTGTAGCAATTGTACCAACAGTGGATATTGTTATTTTAATATGTAGCTTTGAGGATGCTATACTTGGTATTGTATCTTTTGAGGTAATGACAAGAAAAAAACCACCCCCACCTGCTCCGCAGAGCTTATGGCAGAGGACTTTTGCATCTGAATAGAGAGCATTGTCCACGTCACTAAGATCACCAGAACAAATGTAGGGTGATGTTTGTTTTTTAGTAATCCAAGAATTTCGAATGACCTTACACATTTCCGCTATATTATTATTGTTAATAAAATACTCTAATTGATCTACATCTGCAAGGTGGTCATGGCTTTTATCGATATCAATGGTTTTCAGAACATTAGTTGACTCCCGATTTTTTTCCGTAAAAACCAAATACATATCAATACTATTAAAGATTTCCGGATTTAAATAGGTAAATGTTGGTGATTTGTCTTTGTAAAATGTAATTTTCTTCAATCCACCTATTCCACTTCCATAAAAATCTTGCTGACCCACCAAAGGATTAAATTTTCTCTCTAATTGGTTTGCAATATCACAAATTTGTATATCAGTTAAAGGGAGACTTTTCATGACACTAATGGCCTTTATAAGGGATATTAGATAGGATGATGATGAGGCGAGTCCTGACCCAGAGGAAAATATATCCGATGTCATTGAACATGTATTGTAGGGAACGTTAAAATAAGTAAATGCCTCTCTTATAATATCGTTTTCTATTTCTTCAATACAGCTGCATTCCTCACGCCTTGTATAGTTTGCTATATATTTTTTATTAATTTGGGTCAATCCCAATTTATCTTGATGCAGAGTGATATATGTTCTAAGATTAGATGTAAAGCTTATAACAGACCCAAAAGGATATTTTTCTAAAAAATATGGATGATCAGTTGACCCGCCTACTAGAGAGATTCTTAAGGGACAACTTGATACTATCATTAGAATCTGCTATTTTTAAAAAATAGACCCCGTGAAAGAAAGTGTGATATAAAAAACGGTGCTGCAGGGTCTTTTAATCTTTCATCTTTATCCAACAGAGCATTGCCTACAAGTTCAGTAGTTTCATGTTCAAGATAATAAAAACCATATTGTGTGAAAACATTCTTCCAGTAATCTGGGGTATTTTCATTAACATGATGATGACCGCCTTGACCAGGTGCAGCGTACGTCATTGCAATATATTTGCATTGTTGAAAAGTTTTCATAAAGTTTGAAACATATTGCTGCTCAACATGCTCAACAAATTCACATGACCAACCCAGATCAAATACTATCTCTTTATTATCTTTATCTGTAACTATACAACTATCAGTAGCATAATCATGCAAAATAAATTCTTCCGGGCTCAATAGCGTCAATTCTTGTGCTTGCTTACTACCATCTATCCCTCGAACAAAACACCCTAAACTCTTGAAGAACTTTGCAGAATATCCTCTACCACACCCAACATCTAGCACGCTTTTGATATTAAATTTGTCTACCAAAGTATTCCACATTATTGGATAATATGTTCCACCATCTCCACCCTTGGCCCATCCTCCAAGATGCCCCTCTGTTACAGATTCACCATGTGTTTGCTTAATTATTTCCATAAATTATTTTAAAAAGACCTCGTTGAACTGATTCATAATATTTTTTGCAGAATATGCATTACTATACACGTCCCACTCTTTATCTGTAAAATCTCTTAAAGAAATATTCTTTAATATAGTCTCGAGAGCGGATCCATCCTTATACTTGATACAGGTATCCCCTAATGTAACAAGATGGCCTGTATCATAATGACCAGGTGCTTGATCTGGAGCCCAAGTAATAATAGGTTTATTTCTTACAGAAAATTCAGCCGTAGATAGCGAAAAAATTTCTCCATCCCATCTAGCATGAATCATTGCATCACATGTATTGATGAATCTGCACTTCTGTTTTTCATCCATAGTCCATGGTAAATATTTTACCCGCGGGTGGTTGATAAAGGCATTGGTATTTAGAAAAACGTAATAAAGGTCATCCCTTTGGTCAATGGTATTTCTTATAGCATCTTTAACAAAATCTAGACTAAATGTATCACTACCACCATGTCTTCCTAAGACTAATGCATCCTTAGGGATACCTAGTTCTTCCCGGTAGTCCTCATTGTAGTCAGCATGTTCTTTTTCTATAATATGATAGACATGCGGGTGTTTAGAGCCGTGCTTATCTGAAATATATTTACACACACCAGCGTAAACATCGCCATGCGGTTGATCCATTCTAAAAATACAATGGGCTAGTCTTTTTGTATTTCTAGGCATAAAACCATCATCTTCACCACCTTTAATTGCATAAAAATGTGTGACACCGTTTTCTTCGCATACTTTTTCTAGTACTGCCCTGAGCTCATCGTTTTTACCATCAGGTAGCCATACGTTATTATAGAGAAAAGTTGGAAATTCTTTGAATCGATTCAGACTGGGCGTTGGTCGAGAGGAGGTTGATATAATAATAGACTCATTCCCTAATATCTCTCTATTATACTTTGCATATTTATATAGACAAATTTCTGTACCTCTCTCCCCGAGCTGGTACGAATGAAACGCAATCTTCATTTAAGTTTTAGTATATAATCAAACGCAAGACTATCAAATATTGTTTTTAATAATTCTGTATTTGGAACTACGCAATGACCACCAATTTTACCGCTAGGCGGGTATAGAACCGGGCGTGTTACATTTGACATGCCGAGTTTGTCATACCCATCGTTATATGTTGTATTCCATTTCGTTGCAACATCTTCGAAGCTTACATCATATTTATCACAGAGTTGCTTAACATCATTATGCCAAGCAATACAGACACCATAGTATGTTGTGCAAAGTATTTTAGCTAATTCTGATGTTGTGGAACAAGGAAGCTTTTCTACCTTTAAACCTAGTTGATGAAGATGCTCTTCTGCTGCTATGGCTGACCTTTCATTAGTACCACCAACATACTTAACAAACGTTTTTAACCCATCGTAAAGCTTGGGATGCACCCCCCTAACAGGGCTATGTACTATGAGTTGACCATCTGGAAGTATGCTTGCTATTGTTTTTGTTGTCCCAGGAATAATAGTTGAGTGTATTATTGTTAATTTTGCCTTTGTCTGCAATACTGTTGAACTGACAATATCTATAAAATCTTTTGAAAAGGGAATGCAGATATTTAGAACATCTAAGTTTTCAAGCCCATCATCCCGGTTCAAATCTTTTATTTTTAAAATAAAATTTTTACCTAGATAGCATTTTTCTAAAGAAGATCCTATCTCACCGTAACCTAATATGCCAACAGTTTTTTTACTCATACTTTATAATAATTGTACACATCATCTACTATTTCATCAATATTATATCGAGGAGACCACCCTAGTAAATTAATAATTTTATTTGCATCTGGAATCTTGTCCCATGCTTCCTCATATAGAGGGCCATGAATAGTCTTTGGGTCAACTAAAGTTATTTCTGACTTTGAAGAAGCAACCTTGTGTAAAACTTTTTCTGCGAGTCCCCGGATTGTTGTGATGTTATCCTTATTACCAACATTCCAGACTTCATTCATTTTATTAGACACACTTGTAAGATATATACCATCCACAATATCCTTCACATGGGTAAATGCTCTTACCTGATTACCATCACCAAATACTGTTATTGGCTGATCATGTAAAGCCTGCAGCATAAATGTAGGGAGCACAAAGCCACCATTCTTCAACTGGCGAGCACCACTTATGTTGAATGGTCTAATAATTTGATATTGAATATCGGAAACCTTTGCAGTATTGCTGAGCACTACTTCAGCTGTAAGCTTGGCCATCGCGTATTCATTTCTAACCTTATACTCCCCAACAAGAATTTTATAATCATCTTCTTTTAAGAAAACAGCTTTATCACGATAGCCGTATATTTCTGAGGTACTTACAAATATTAACGGACATTTATTTACCTTTGCTCCTTCAATTCCCCAATAGATATCTTCTAGTATATATTTGGCCATTTTTCCAGAATGCTTGAGTATGCCTGCAGGTCCAACAGGGCTAGCCAAATGTACTATCAAATCAAATTCTTTAGTATTCCACTTGTAGCTCAAAACATCTTGCTTTATGAGCTTAACTGATTGTAATAATGTATTAGTATCATCTACCGTGGATGTGGTAAAGTTATCTATAACGGTTACATCAAACCCCTCAGCAAGATATTTTTCTATTGAATGGGTGCCAAGAAAGCCAGCACCGCCCGTAATAAGAACTTTAGGCATATAAAAGTTTATACAATATATTCAAGAAATCAAGATATGGATGTTCTAATAGTCTTGACTATTTCAATTGCTCTAGCCTCTGTGGTACCAACATTATAAAGCCATTTTCTTTGTTCTGCTAAATAATAAAAATATTCTTCCGTTGGCTTGTTGTCTACTAATAATCTATTAACGATAGCGTCCAATTCATCTCTTGTTGAGTAAGATAGGCAGGGAAGATTTTGAGGTGAACACAAGATGGGTTTCTTATTATAATCTCGGAAGAGTAAAACTGTGCCTGCTGCTATAATTTCATAGTGTCTCAAACAGTCCCATCCACCCTTTCTACATGTCAATCCAAACCAAGATTGCTGTAAATCATTGTAATATTCTTCTTCATCTGTAAACCTATGATGAGATGTCCCGCCACCTAAATCATTCACTTGCTCAAAGATTGCTGCATCAGGTGCAGTTTTTTGAAAAAGTTGATTCTTTATAGACAAATTAACTGGTCGAATTCTATGAACCGGTATACCAAAGCCTGTTGGAAAAACTTCTTCAATATCTTCAGTTAACTCTCGTTTAAAGCTCTTTTTAAACTGCGCACCTATTACAGTTTCATTATTATGAGTAATCATGCGCGGGGCATTGCCATATAGATCGTGTCCGTCTAACACCCATACATTGCTAGAAATAGATTTTAATTCAGATAGCTTATCTTCACCATACATGTGGCCATCACCATATAATATTGCATCAATATCTATTAGATTTCTTTCTTTTTCTGATATATCCAATACAGGGTAAGTTAATAGACTAAATCCTTTTCCATGTAATGTATTTTTTGGTGTAGCACTAAAATCATGATACATAATCTTCTTCTTGGGGTAATCAATACAATTTTGACTTAGTATCGATCTCAGTCCGTGTAGAATAGATACCTCAAGCAAATCGCCCTGCTTATCAGGGGCGATTGTTGGTACAAACACTAACTTCATTGTCTTCTGAAAAAAAGACCTCTATGCTCGAAATGATTACCATCAAACGTTGGGCAAAATTGCATACGATCTAGCTTCGCCTTTTCTTTTAATGTATTGGTATATTCTTCATCAAATATAAATCCTCTTCTTTCAAATGTATCGACCCAATATTGCTTAGGCTGACAATTTACATGATGGTGACCGGGTTGGTTGGGACCCGCAAATGTCATAATAATATATTTTCCACTATCAAAACAAGGCAAATAATTCTTCATATACTGCTCTTCAACGTGCTCAACAAACTCAACACTAAAAACTAAGTCATATTTTTTCTCAGGCAATACTTGAGATTGTATAAAATCGATTTGTTTTACGCGGTCAGATATTACACTCTGTTGTACGGCTGTGGGGCTGCCGTCGATACCAAGGACTTTGCAGCCAAGATCTTGAAATCGTTTTAATGCAAATCCGCGACCACAACCTACATCTAATACAGATGTAATACTTAAGTCTTTAACAACAAATTCATAGAGACATGGGTAATCAGTTGCTGGATCTCCCTCATACATAAATCCACCCAAATGGCCTTCGTTTGTTACCATTCCATTCATATAATTTTGCGTATAATTTGCCTATTGTAGAGCTGTTGTGAGGGTGATAACCCTTTGCCAGGTCCACTATAATTTATATTAAGTTTTGAATTATTCCACTCTAACCAAGACCTGCTAATTTCTGGACGCTCTGGTCTAAGAAATAAATCCCAATGCTGATACGTTTCTTCAGACAGCAGTCTATAGACACTGTCAGGGTGTGCTTCATATTTTAAATCCCAGTGTTTCTTTGAATCGTGGCACCCTGGTACATTTAGAGGTGATTTCCAATCATAGGAATATGTACTGTCGCAGCTCTCATATAAACAAATATTCGCCTCTCTCATCCTCCAAACCCAATCTACATCTTCCCATCCACCGTGTTTAAATCTTTCATCCCACCACCCAATTTTTCTGATTAACTCCTTAGCGAACCCCATAAAGCCAACATTGTACAGCAAAACACATGCAAAACCATTTTCAAGCAAATGTATCATTTTTTCAACTTCTTCAACTTTTGGAAATGTTCTATCATTTATAAGAATTACCCATTCTGTAGGAGATGTTGCCACAGAGTGATTAATAAGCTGGGAGTAAGACGGGTACATTAAAGGATATCTATCAATACGATTATTCCAATAGACTTTATATTTTTCTTCAAGAGGCTCAAGGGATTTTATCTGAGATTCAACAATATCTGTGCTACATCCACAGTGTAAGCAGATTGTAAGGCTATCAATTCTTATAGCCATTTCTGTACATCCCACGGTTGACCACCCGCATAATGACGAATGACAACATCTTCATCTTTTACTTTATTAATATTAAATCTATCGTCGGAATTGAATTCATGTGTAGCGTTCCAACTAGCAGGTAGTATCTCCACATGTTCATTTAGTTCATCTAGGGTATAAATGGTATCCTCTGTTTTTGCGGAATGAAATCCATTATTCGGAAGCTCTACAAACGGTATATCCGAATGGCGTTGAATACCAGCGAGCGAATACCAGGAAGCTTGCTCTCTAAATTGATTCCAAAAACTCGACATATGGTTATTAAAAGCAATGTGCGGGGTCTCTATGTCTTTTAGCTTTTGATAACGCTCTTCATTTAAGATATTACTAATCAATTCACGGGACCAACTATTAACTTTGATTGAATAGTTACCCATACAATGGGTATTGCCGCTATCGATAGAATATGTAAATGATTTTTTACATGCATAGTCCTTATCTAGCTGTACAATATACATATCAGCATCCAAATGGGTTACTACATCCCCATCTACTATTTTATTGCTATTGATAGCATCCTGTAAGATAGTGAACTTCCACCATGTAGGATTATTTCTAAAAGTTTCAATACAATGCTCATTACGCACCTCAATATATTTGAACTCATGCTTTTCACAATAAGCTTTATTTCGAGGAGAAATCTTTGTATCAAATATCTCTTGTCGATGATCTTTGTATCTGGCAATAACGAATAAAACCTTCTTCATACAATGTTTTTAATTTCTTTATATATGCCCTCACACGCACCAGATAGCGAGAAGTACTCTTTGTATACTTTTCGGCCTGCTGCAAGCATAGCCTGCTGTTTTTCTGGTGTTATTTGTGAAAGTATTTCCTTTAATTTAGGTATCTGATCTATTTTAACCAGCACGCAAAAACTATGCCAATCTATAAAATTGCTAAACGGAAAAAAATCTTTGTCATAGACAAAGACAGGTATACTGTTTAATTGTAGGGCTTCATAAAGTCTGAAGCTCTGCAAACCGTATCCTCTCGGACATAGTGTAAAGATTGAGCGTTGTGTTGTTTCAATAAATTCTTTTAATTGATCTTGCTGTATAATGTTAGACCACCCTCTTGGTTTTGTAAAGTAGAAATCCGGATCACTCTGAAAATACTCATATAGTTTTAATCTGCATGCATATTTGTCGTTGTTTAAAATTGTACCAACGAATGAACAGAGGATATCTCTATCACAAGGCTTGATGTATGCAGACGGCAAAGCTGAGCATATCAGCGGAATTGGTATACCCGGTTTATTGCCACCTGCAACAAAATTAATTGTATGGGTCGGTAGAGTCTCCTGGATCCCATCATCGAACTGACATACGGTAAAGTATTTCTTATTCTTTGGTAGAAGATTAATATATTGTTGAATAGCATCGCTCGATATCCCATTAAGATAGAGATTGGTCCAGTAAGCTGGAATCAGAGTTACGCCTAGCTTGTCAAAGCGTAATTTATTTTTTTTATAAAACGAATAGAAATACTCCTCAAGATACGGACCAACATGATAAGGTGGATATGTGGGGAACAGCGGCGCTGGTCTTAAGGCTTTAAAATCAACGACCATTTACTTTTTTCTTTACTATGTCAAGTAGCTTTGTTTTATTATCAATACCAGCTGTCCAGTTTGCATGATGCATGATAATATCCTTCGGCACAGTAAAATCTTCTGATTGTGGTGTCCAGCTACCTCGGCATGCACCGAATTTGTTTGGTGAGGCTGCAATATGCCCGTATGTCCAGTATGCAGCTGGCATAAACGCCCACCGCACAGCAATGGATGGAAATTGTGCAACGTTCTGCAGCAAGTAATTTGCTAACACCTGCTCTTGACTGAACTGGTTCGAATCGAGATTACCGAGAACAGTCTTGAAGAAAGTTCGAGTTTGCTTGTTGTTTCGAACTGCAAAGAAACCTGTGTTTACACCACCAATCACATCATTCTGCCAGAGAATATCGAGGTTCGACATACGAGTAACAATATCATCGTAAAAGTCTTTAAAGAATTGAATATCCGGGTCTATGAACATAAAAATCTCATCGTCTTTGCATTCCTTTATCTTCTCATAAAAGCAAGTAGACTTATCACGCATTGTCTCCTTCCAGCCAGGCGATTCAAAGCTGGCTGTAGCGCAATGTTGCGGTCTATGTAATATAGTAAGCTCTATTTCTTTTCGAAATGGAAATGTAGGCATAAAATAGTCTGTCAAAAACTTTTTATGAGAGTCAGTAAAGAGGGTGTATGCTTTAATAATCACAGTATTATTATATCGATTGTCAGGTGTTTTGCAATCAACGATAAGACCAATAGTTTTGCTTAAACCATTCTTCGCTAAAGTATTGTTTCTCCAAATCTAATTCATCTTCATGTGGCATCCAATAATTTTCACCTGGGCGTTGCAACAAGACATGAAACAGGTAGTTATGCCACATATCAGAATCAAATTTGTAGGGCTTCCAGAATATGCCATTATTATAGTCTAATTCTGGTGATGGCAAATGTGCATCATCACCGTGTATCTGATGAAATGTTGGTGCTGGCCATTTGTTGCAAAGTGTGGAATTGCCATATTTCATGCATAATGTTGCATAGTGAACATCCCATGGTGGTGTGCCAAGAATATATGTTGGAAATTTATCTCTATTGGCCAACCACCATGATGTCTTGATGCAGAATGTATCAAACCCAGCAACCTGATAGTGGCTGGCAACAATTTTATCATCAAAAGACTTTATAGGTTCAATGGCCAAACGCGATGTTGGATATGTTTCATAATCTGTTGATTCGACGAATTTAAAATATCTATCTGAAATAATAATATCATCATTTGTGAAACAAAAATACTCATAATTTAAATTTGCAAGACTATCAAAAAGTTCCTTGAGCATCGGTATTGTGCGCTTTGAAATGCCTTTGATGTAGTCGTGATTTGTCTCTTTAAGACAACGCAATGTTTTAAACTCTTCATGCAATCTGCCCTGTATCCCGTCATCTGCAAATTGTAAATTAAAGAGATCGATATTCGGGAACTGTTTTTTCAGATCTACCATAGAAGATAGAGCTAGATCTGTGCGGTTACTTTTTCCAAAAATATTTAAACCAAGAGCTATTTTCTTCATGAAAGTATACAGTGCTCCACATGTCTTAGATCATCGAGAGATGTGCCACCGCTATAACTTATTGCGGAAGCCAAATCCTGTCTAATCTCTTCTAACTTCTGTGAGTATGTCATGGTGTTTTGAGGAATTCGCTTGAGAGTGCCTTCAATATGTACATGCTCTGTCTTGTTATGAGTAGATGCTGAACCATAGTAAAGCTTGTATGTTGTACCATCTTCACCTACAACAATGTCAGAGGGACTGTCGCTACATTCAGCAAAAATGGAACCACACATGACCATTGTGGCCCCTGCTGTAATAGCTTTGGCAATGTCTCCATTGCAGCGAATACCACCATCAGCAATAATAGGAAGCCCCAAATGTGCACCAGCAATTTCTTGTATACATGTGAACATTGGCATGGTAAAGCCAGTTTTATCTTTAGTTGTGCATGCATTACCCTGACCTACACCCACCTTGATTGCATCTGCACCGGCATCCTTCAATTCACGTGCACCTTCTGCTGTGGCTATGTTACCAGCAATTAAGAAAGTCTCTGGTAGTTCACTCTTAATAAACTTCACCATTTCCAAAGCTTGAATAGAATGACCATGAGCTATGTCAATAGTAATATACTCTGGCTTAATATCAGATCGCTTCATAAGATCAATTAAACGCCTGTCTTCAGCTGTTACACCAACACTAATTGAAATGAAATGTGATCCACTGATAGCGCGTCGCATGAACGCGAGTGTGTCATCAAATCTGTGCATAATATAAAAGCAATTTTCTTGAGCCAAGCTGTGTGCAAGCTTGGGATCAATTGTGCATCGCATATTGGCTGGAATGATTGGAAGTCTGAATTTACGCTTTCCTAGAAGCACACCGGTATCTGCAAGTGAGCGTGATTTTAAAATACCCTTCTTCGGTATCAGACAAATATCTGAATATTTGTAAGCAATCTTAGCTTCGCTTCGCATATTTTTTATAGATGTCTTTCATGATTTTTTTTACTTGATCTGGAGCAGTATCTGGTACCGCACCCTGCCATGCAGGCAAATAACCATGTTTCTTTTGGAAAATTTCTACACCTTTTTTAATGTTATCCTGCCAATCCTTTCGAGGTCTGATGGCACTGCTATTCTCTGAACATTCAATTTCATCCAGATAATCCATGCTGTTGGCCAGATCTGGAAAGTTCCAATAGGGTGTACAAAACCCTGCTTTATAGATACTATAATCATGATCCACATGCTCAAAGGCATTTGTATAGGCTTCATCGATCAGACCTACTTTCTCCAGAACTTCTTTTGTATAGTAACAAAATGCACCAACGCTATGTGCATTGATTGCAATCCGTACTGCAGGGTATTCAACAACAAATCTAGGACACGCTGGTCCACCTGAAATGCCATTTTTATTTGCTGGTCCATGGTAGCCAAAGTTAAAATGCTGTATGCCTGTTTCATTTCTTGCCCGAATATATTCTTTAAATACATCAGGGTTCTTAACAAGAATATCATCCTCAATAACAAAGATATCTGTACATCCCTGATCGAGTAAATATTTAAAGATCTTGTTCTTACTCCTACCAACACCAATATTTTTCTGGTTATGAATATACTCGAATTGCTTATTAGCTTTGAGTTTATCTATGTCCTCGAAGTCTGCACCATCATTCACCACAACTAACCTGTCAATATAGTCTGGTATTGTGGATATGCATTTGATGAGAAATTTTGGCCTATTGCAAGTGACTATTCCTACGCCTATCACGTGAATTATTATAAGTTAAAATAACCATATTGCAACCTATTGTTCTACAATAAATAACTCATATGCCAGCATTTACTAATGTAAACATTAAAGACCTTACACAGATTGAAGAAGTAGTAAGTGGTAATTTACTATTAGTTGAGACAGAGACTGGTACAAATACTATTAATTTTGACAACTTTGTTGTGGGTCCTGACAATGTCAGCTGGTACACAGCGTTTGAGACTGTTAGTGGACAAGTTGCCACATTGAGTGCCGATTTGGGTAACGTTAATTACACAGAAAGATCTGCGGTAACTGCACTCAGCGCAGAAGTGCAACTTCTGGAAACACAATTTTACGCATTAACTGCAAATGTTACTACATTGAGCTCCAACTTTCTCGCTTTAAGTTCCAATGTAGTCAATCCAACAGCTATTGTAATTACAGCACCAGGTGTGGGATCTACTACATTCCCTTTAAGGTGGAATACAGTAAAGGTCACTACTGTTGGTGGAGGAGGAGGCGGTGGAGGCGCAAGTAATGCAACAGCTGCACCAGCTGCAGCCGGTGGTGGTGCTGGTCAGCTTTCCATAGGATATTTTTCTGGAGTAGGAGGACGAGTTTATCAATATAAAGTCGGTGTTGGTGGTGCTGGTGGTGCTTCATCTGGCGGCAATGGATTTAACGGGGATGTGACACATGTAACTATTCCCGTGTTTGGTGCAAATTTTGGCGTCTCAGCTAACGGTGGTGTAGCCGGCAATGGTTCAACTTCTAACTCCTCAACACCGGCTGGTGGTACAGGTGGATCAGGAAGTGGTGGACAAGCACTAATCACCATATCAGGTAACCCTGGTCAACTTGGCATAGGTAGCGCCACTTTTGCATCAGCAGTAGGCGGCAACGGTGGCCCAGGTTATCTTGGCCTAGGTACAGGGTACGGTAATAATGCATTCACAAACCTTGCTCAAGGTGCCGGTGGCGCTGGTACTTCTGGAACTGGTGCCGGCGGTGGTGGTGCAAGAGCGAACGGCACTGGCCAGACTGGTGGTCAAGGCGGTAGCGGCATTATAATTATTGAATTTATTGCTTAATTAACGGTATCTAGATCCGAACCAATTTCATTTTTGTGAAATGGAAGAGCTTTAGATATCTTGTATAGAATGTGTTTGTCCTTGATACCTAAGCCTCTTAGTCTTGTATACTCTTTACGAAACGCTTGAATAAACTCGTCAGATAGACCAAAATTCCGCGGGTAAAATAACCGACTTACTGTCTTGATTGATTTGTAGTTTTCTAGTATTGTGTCAGCTTGTTTATTGAATCTCACTAGTTATTTATTAGAGAACACCCTTTTCTTTGCTGGCCATTTCTCTTTGGTCTCTTATGAGTTGTTCCATCTTATTGATTTCATCCAGATTAACAAGACTTTGCTCTTCACCAAACATGTCACCTTCTGGTGTAACATACATGGCTATTTGCTCCAATCTTTCTTCTGTGCTGCCAGATAACTCAATTAATGCAGGGCTATCGTTGGGTGGAAAGAATGGTGACACTTGTTGTGTCTGAATTTGTTTGTGTATTGCTCTGAACATGTTGTCTGTTTCAATGATAAACTGTGGGTCTGTTTCACGATTGTTATCGGATACAACTGGACCCATTAAATCTCGGGTCATATAAAAGATTATATCCAAGGTTCTCATGCTCTTCTGAACACCACCAATGCACTTGTTAACAAACTCTTCTGTGAACCCTTTCTTACCCTTCTCATGGGCCCATATGGTGTATACAATATTATCGAGCGGGCATCTATCGTAGGCAATCTTATCATGCATGGTGTAAGGTGCTTGCTGTTGAAGCATAAAGTCAAGAATGGCTTGTTGTGTCTTCTTGTCAGTCTTCTTGCTGTGCTTATCCCCTGCAATAATGCTACGATATGTTTGTGTTGGTGTTTTGTATTGCGGCCATTTAGCAAGAAAAGCCTTTAATGTGGTGGTTTTGCCTGTGCAAGCCGCGCCGCTGAAAGCTATACGCATGATAATATTGTATGCTAATTTAGGAGATTATCAACTACCCCTGGTGGGCATTTGAATTGGCGGCACTGCGGGGGTCTGTGTGGTGGGTGATGGTGCTTGTGCAACAGGCGTTGCAGCAGGCGCTTGAGGCTGTGCAGGTGCAACCATTTTGTCTAAAGCTTGTACTATTTGTGCAACATCAATGCCTTTGATCTTGTCAGTTATAGCCTTTTTCATTTGCTGTATGTCTTGTGCTGTCTTAACTTCAGTCACAGTAACAAGACTCATTAAAAATGCAGCAATGGATCCACCCAACACTTTCTTTGCTTGTGCAGCTTCTTGTTGATTGAAAAAACCTGTCTTCACTGCAGTTTCAATCAATGCATTTGTTTTGTCTTCAAAAGCATCAATTGCATTTAAATTTGTATTGAAGGCATTGAGATCTTTGAGACGCTTGGCTGCAGGAGCTGCAGGTGTGGCTTGAGCTGGGGCTGCTTGGGCTTCTGCTATTTTACTATAATTTTCAAATATTAAATGTGCATCACGCTTCATATATGTTATATATTTATTTAAACCCCACCCATCAATCCAGGTAACATACCTAATAAATTCACGCCTATATTTGCACCTCCACCGCCAGCTAGACCTGGCAGAACGCCAATCAATCCACTGGCCAGGTTCGCCATGCCTGCAGCCGGTGTACCAGCCATTTGACTGGTTATTCCACCGAGCACATTACCACCATATTGATTATCATTTGGATTGCCGTATTGATTGCCATACTGGTTTTGATTGTATGGATTGTATGTTTGTGGCCTGCTGAAGAAGTTTGGCGGGTTATTGAAATTATCAGGTCTCATGAACTGCTGCGGTGCCATATTTTGTCTTCCAAAAGGATTCTCTTGTGTTGCACCTTGAGGTACATTTTGTGGCATGAGTGTACCAGGTGTGCCTCGTCGACCTGGTTGACCAGGAATACGTGGTGTTGCGAATTGACCCAAAGCAGCAGCTTGAGCAGGTGTAAGAGCTCTACCACCAAAAGTATAGACTGGTTGTTGTGGTTGATCGAGAGGTGCTATGCCTGCATCCTGCAAAGCCTGTCTTGTTGTTTGAATTTGTTTACCAGTCTTTGGATCAGTATATGTTACAACTTCTTCACCAGGTTCTGTTTGAGGGGCATATGGGTCGCCGCCGCCACCAGTTTGATCTTTTGCCCAGGTATTAATTGCTCCAGTAGTAGCGTTATACATGTCACCGATGGCTGGTGTCAAACGTGCCGCGGTTTTTAATTTGGTACCTTTTTGAAGCGTGGCGTTTGCCTTCATCCCTGCAGGAATTTGCTTAAGTATATTGCCAGCAACATTGCTTCCTGCGGCCGCGATCTCAGGTGCTGTCTTAACAAATGTACCAGCCCCTTTAGCACCTTTTTCTAAAGCTCCTATATCGGCTTTCGTGAGTCTAAAATTTGCTCCTTTTTCTATAGTACCTAATAGTGCTTTGGCCTGCGTGTTGGTAATAACCTTTTCACCAACCATTTTTGTAACAAGGTTATTTAGAGCTGTTTTTCCTGGCTCTTTGCGTAACAACCCAACAACTGATGAACCTGCTTTCTCAAGAAGCTTTGGATTCTTTGCTGCTCCCTTTGCAGCTGCTTTAGCTGCTGCCCACGGCGCACCACCCACGCCCGCGGCAAGAAGACCTAGATTTGGCATTGCCGCAAAAGCAGCTAGTGCCCACAAAATTATATTAACTGCGGATGGATTGGTTGCAGCTGTTTGTGTAGCTTTGATCAAATCTGGCCATGATAAGAGACCTGTCGGATCTATTACTTGGGCAATCGTGTATAACCAATTCTCATTTATCTGCTTTGAATTATGATATTGTCCAAAGGTCATTGTATTATTTAGGATATAACCCTCTTGGATTCATATACAAACTGTATACACACGTCTAGTATGGTGTGTACCTATGAAAAAAATTAGCGATTCAGTACTTTGCCGAGTCTCTCTTTAAACTGAAGTACAAACTTTTCAACAAAGCTATCCAATGCTTTGTTACCAGCTTTAACACCTTCAGCTTTAATGATATTGGTTAGTTGATCTTGATCGAGTACTACTCGATAAGCTTCACTGCCACCATTTTGACCAGCAATATTAACATCAATGTTTACAATCATATCAATGTTTATACCTAACAAAGGTATTATCAACTCTAAACTTTTAAGGCTTTATCCCAAATAATGAGCTGCAATCTTGGACTAAAATTGAAGTCATGCTCTTTGCATAGAGATGCTACTAGTTCTGCTTTTTGAACATGCTCTGCTCTGCTACCACAACATGGCATGAGCCACACCCTGTTGTGCGGGATATTAACCTCTTCCTTATGGATATATTTCTCAAAAACTTCATCTAAATCCTCTGGTTCGTTAATAACAAATTTGAACCCAGAACCATTTTCTGCATGCCATTTCAACACAACTGGTTTGTATCTTTTCTCCTCTGGATCGCCATTATTAGATAGCTTGGGTGAAGTTGTGAAGGTGGCTTTATACACTTTCCATCGTTCATCAGGCATGATTGTTGCATTAGTTTCAAAGTCAATTCTTGGAATAAATCCAAAACGCTTGACGAAAGCTTGTACTAACTCTAGCAAAGCTTTTTGCTGAATGAGCGGTTCACCACCAGTAATCTTCCATATGGCGTTATGCTTTAAATGTGTAACATATCCAGAACTTTCCAATAAGTTAAGAACTTCATCCACAGTAAATCTGTTCTTAACAGACCAACTCACAAAGCTATCGCAACCATTAGGGGAATCTGCTGAGGCGAACCCCTTACAAGTAAGATTGCACATGGACAGCCTCATGAATACCGATGGTTGACCTACATACTCACCTTCACCTTCAATTGTATAAAATATTTTATCGTCGCTTAAGAATATCGTTGTTTCAGCTAGCATTCAAGTATTATAATACTATTAATATGGAAATCAATAGGACCGCTTGCTTGTTTTGCATAAATAATATAGATGTCAAAAAAAGACAGAGCGGCTAAAAAAGCTGCTAAGTTTCCAAAAGATCAAGATGGTATTCTTAGACCCGATATCTTCTTAAACTTTAAAATAGATCAAAAGTTCCACTTCAACGAGAGACACAAAGCCTTTGTGGACAAGGCCATGGATGATTCATCTCAAATCATTTTCTGTGATGGTCCAGCAGGCTCTTCAAAAACCTACTGCGCCGTATTTGTTGCATTAACCATGCTAAAGGAGAAGAAGATAGATGAAATAGTTTACATCAGGAGCATTGTTGAATCTGCCACAAGAAAATTAGGCAGTCTCCCAGGTGAAGTTGATGAGAAGTTCAAGCCTTGGAGCATTCCATTAGTTGAGAAATGCGATGAACTTGTTGGTAAGCAAATCACAAACATGCTTTTTGATAGTAATTATATGAAGTGTATACCTGTTAATTTCCTCAGAGGCTCTACTTTTACAAACAGTGTTGTGATTGTAGATGAAGCGCAAAATCTAGAACATAGTGAGCTTGTTACCATTTTAACCCGTTTTGGAAAAAACTGCAAGCTATTTGTTATTGGTGATACCAGACAATCTGATATCTTTGGCAAATCTGGTTTTGAAAAAATTATGACTGCATTTGATACAGAAGAAAGCCACACGAACGGTATATGTGCATTTCATCTTACAGAAGAAGACATTACTAGAAGTAAGTTATTGAAGTTTATCGTGAAGATTATATCCACGATAAAGATTAAAAGCGCTAAAGATTAAGCACCCCAACTGGTGCCACCAAACGGATTGCCCCAACCTGTAGTTGTGTGATTACCTACACGGGCTTCTCGCGGTGCCGGTGCAGCAGGTGCCGGTGTTGGAGCGGGTGCCGGTGTTGGAGCGGGTGCCAGTTCTTGTTGAACTGGCTTCTCACTAAACTTAAATTCAAATTGTTCAGCTTGAACCTTAGGTTCTTTATCACATTTACTGCTCTTACAACTACTTTTTTCTATGGCAAAAATAGCTGAATTTTTATCGTGCTCCCATACCTCCACCTTCTCCACCCAGCATCTATTCTTTGTAATGCCTCTTACATGTGCATCAGCAACATCAAAACACCATTCTGCTGTTCGCTCTATACCAACACCTTTTTCCATAATTCTCAGATCTGCTGCACCTAAAGTATGTAGAGCCTTAAAATGATCAAGCAAAGGATCATCACCTGCAATGCATAGTGTGTGATCAAATTGACTCTCGAGAACGCTCTTTAACGCTTTCAGCCCACCAAAATCAACAACCCAATTCTTTTCATCTAACTGATCACATCCAAACCAAAATTTACCAATTAATCGATAGCCATGAATAAACTTACAATGACCATCGGCCCTCCATTGCCTAAATGCGCAGCTTCCAAGTTCAATAGTTTTAGTGCTTTGATAACTCATATTAATATTGTAATATGAGATGCAACGATATCAACAATTATTTCTGATTAGCCTTGCAATCGGCACAATCATTGCAATCACAACCGTCGACAGCATAATAACACTTCTCTTCTGTAACCACTTTAAAATCATAAAATTTATTTAAAAAGTTATTTACAGTTGCATCAAATCCTTCGTTCTTTGTTTTGCCAGCCTTACTTAGCGCTATTGCCACAGCTTGCTTTTGTGCAGCCTTTTCACTACCAGGCTTGGATGCACCGATTTTACCTTTTGACTTATAGGCGTGCATTAATTCAGAAACATTTTTACCAACAGTTTTTTGAGACGAACCAGATTTGAGG